GGTATCAAGCTTGTAGGTAACTTAGCCGCAAACTCCTCTAAGACTACCGGTTTACCTAAAACAATTACCTTGGTGTTTTTTGGTGGTACGTCTTTGAAGTTACGTGTATTAGGTACACGCAGTAGCCTAGCCGCGTCCGCAGTTACAACGGCGTCAATATGCAACCCGTCCTGTAAACACGTAGCCTTTAGCCCTTTAGCAGTAGGTAGCCATTCTTCGCGTGTGTAAGCTCGGTCAAGCGCCCAATATACGTGCAGCCCCCGCCCTGAGTTAACTACTGTAGGGCGAGGTAGCTCGTACTTCTTATACCAAGCCTTTAGCGCAATAAGCGCATCTTGTTGGGTGCTGTAGGGTTTGCCTTCGCCACAATCTAAATCGAGGAACAGCGATTTTATCCCACGCACGTTTTGCGCAGTACGGCCCTTAGTAGCATCTAGGAACACACCTAGCGCAAAATAAGAGTCTCGCCCTTCTTCGTTAAAGTTGTTTGCAGTCTCAATAGCAGCATCTAGCGAATCGTAAAACTTTTCTTTTATAGGTTTGTTCTTCGCAATTCCTGCTACGTGGTAATACCCCTCATCACTCAACACCGTACTTAAAAACTGTTTGGTGTCTGTCATCATTTAATCCATGTCATAGAGAGTTACGGGTGCCCGGAGGCACCCGCGTGGTTTAGTCATCAAACTCATCCAACAGTGAGGCCAAATCAACATCTGGTTTAGGGGCATCTTTCTTTTTCTTAGACACCTTAACCTTTGGCTCTTCTACCTGCTCCTCTTCCTCTTCCTCGTCAGAAAACAACGCCGGGGTTTCTGAAGCAGGGCTTGGAACTTTATCATCAGTTAGTTGTGGAACGCTAGTCTCTTGCTTTGCTTTTATAGATAGCGTAACTAGTTTTAGCGTAGCCTCATCCTTTTGGGCGGCTACTGCCATACCTATTTCGTCTTCGGCAAGCACACGTACCGGTTTGAAACACAGCTTAGGAGTAGAACTATCAGTATCAAAACGTAGCTCTGTAACTATCGAAGCAAGTGGTGCTCTCTGCGCTTCGATTAGACGGGCATAAGTTTGTAGTCCCATCTTCTTTTTGTCATCGCCAAATATACTAGTAGCAGGTAGAGACAACTGGTACACCGAGTTAGACTTCAATTTGCCATCGCTATCAGTCAACATTACAGCTACACGTTGTTGATACCTACACGCACGAGACTGGCCTTGACCAGAACCTTTTATGTTCTGAGGGCAATCAAAACATGCCGCAGATTGAAGCGTATCGCTTGGTACATCCCCAGAAGGCTTACCCCCACCAGAATCGGCAGACCAACAAGCCGGAGGATTATTAGCACCTGCGGTGTATTGGCTAGCGTAGTACATACGGGAAATAGGGGAAGTTTTAACAATAACTATATTTATTGCACGGGCTTCAAGCTCTCCTACTTCCTGTCCGTTAACTACCTTACGGAACACCCCACCGCGAATACTAAGACGGTTAGTGCCAGTTTTAGTTCCACCACCTGACGCGTTTTTATCAGGCTCTAGTTGGGCCAGCAGCTCTTTGTATTCGGCAGGCATATTGTCAAACAAAGCTAATTCGCTCATAAATCATCATCCTCATCAAAGTCTAACTCTAGTTGTTCGGTTATCTGTGTCGGATCGGGGACAGGTTCTTCTTGTCTAAGCGCCTCTATCACGGCAGGAAGGTTAAAGCGGTACGTGTACCCTACTTTTATATAGGTACTTTTTGGTATGAACCCCTTGTTTACCCACTGCCTGATAGTGCTTACCTTTACAGAAAGATAGTCCGCCACTTCCTCTACAGGCACGTAGCTTTCTAACTCGGTCATTTTTTTCTCCGTACGGTTATGGTGTACTCGTTATCCGCATTTAGCCCCGGCGGATGTTGTTCGGGGTTTTCTTCAAGAAACTGCCGCATGTTACCTTGGCTAATGCGTTTCTCTAGTAAGTCTACTGCTTCGTTCTCTACAATAAACTTACTCATTGCCTCCCAGTCGCTTGTCCAAAAACGTTTCTTTTGGGTGCGCCAGAACGTACCGGAAGCGGTCTTTACAGATTCGATTCCAGTTTCTTTACAATGTTCTAGTAATACTTCTTTTAGCTTGTCTAACTTGGCGTCAAACTCTTTTTCTTTCTCTTTAAATTCCGCCGCTAACTCTAACTTCTTATCTCGAATCTTTACGTACACAGAAACGAGACGGTCAAGGTCCGGCACAACAGCGTCTGTCATGGCATCATACTCCATTTATAGTTATGTTTTATTTAATATAGTGCAGTTTAGCTTATAGTTCAAGTATATCTTGGTATAAATCAATCATTTTTGTGTGCACGTTAATACGTTGGTCTAGCATCTTGTATATGTGTTTCTCTACCTTCGATCCTTGCAGTTGCACGACAGTACACGGGTGCTTTTGACCTGATCTGTGTACACGCGCATTAGCTTGAGCGTAAGTTTCTAGGGAAGATGTCGGTCCCCACCATACGATTGTGTTTGCCGCAGTAAGCGTTACGCCATGCGCAGCAGCTTGCGGTTGTATAATAAGTACTCGGGGGTCGTTGGTTTCTTGGAACTGTTTGAAGATAGCAGTACGTTTTTGTGCTGACACTTCGCCGTTTATAACCGCACTTGTTATACCGTCTTTGGTCAGCTTTTCTTTAAGAATACTGATGACATGCTTGAACGGCACAAAGATAAGTATCTTCTGGCTAGATTCGTCTATTACTTCCCGTAGAACTTTGTAGCGATTCTTAACGTCAAATTCTATAGTCTCGCCAGTATCCGTATAGACCGCGCCACACGAAATCTGTAGTAACTTATTCATGTTAACCGCAGCATTAGCCGAAGTAATTTGTTCTCCGTCCGCAGTAGCCATCATTTGCTTACGTAGAATTTCGTAGTACTTCTTCTGTTGCGCCGTTAGGTCCACTTCGCGCTTAACGTAAGTCATCTCTGGCAGGTCTAAGCATTGCTCTTTAGTAAAACGTATTGCAGGTTGTAACGCATTGAACACCGTATCAGTAGCGGTCGGCTTAGGTGCCCACTTAAACTGCGTCACCTTGTGCATTACCATCTCGCGGAAAGCCCCAAAGAATCTAGGCACGCCTTTAGGATTAACAAGTTTGGCTAGCCCGTATGCGTCAACTGGTGACTGTGCGGCAGGCGTACCGGTCATTAGCCACAGCCACGTTTCTGGTTTTATTACACTAGCCAGTACTTTCCAACGCTTAGATTGTGCATTCTTATAGTGGGTTGCCTCATCCACAATGATAAGATCAAACCCGCCATTCGCCACTTCTTCCTTCACTATCTCTACACCGTCGTAGTTGATAATGACAAACTCGGCGTCGCCGTTAATTATCTCTTGGCGTTTCTTCTTGACCCCATGCGCTATATCTACGGTGCGGTGCATGGCAAAACTAAACAAGTCAGTACGCCACGCGGAGTCCATAATAGATAGAGGACAGATAATCAGTACGCGTTTCACTAACTTCTGCGTCATTAAGAAGTCAGCCGCCCAGATAGCAGAAGCAGTTTTACCTGTGCCCTGCTCGTTAAAGCAGAAAGACCGGCGGTTCATAGTCATAAACGAAGAAGTTGTTTTCTGGTGATCAAACGGTTTATACCGTCCGGGCCAATCGTACATACCCATAATAGGTGAGGGTACGTCCTTTACATTTAAGTTCTTAAGTACACGAGCCTCGTCCACACCCCATTTAACCAGAACGCCGTGGTCCCCCACTGCCTTGCTTGTTGGTATTGCTGTTGTAATCTTCGCAGGATTGCGAAGCCGCAAGAGCAAGCCCCTGTTATCAATTATTTGCATTTACTATATCTCACCTACTTTTTAGTTGTTTTCTTTTTCTTCTTATAGTTTCTAGCTCGGTTCTTGCTACGGCTTTCTACAGTCACGCCGTCCTTGTTACTACCACCTTTGCTTAGAGCTTTCTTGTGGCTAATGTCTTTGCCTTCGCGTTTGTCGGCTTTGCCGTTCTTGTTAGCGTCCTTACCTTCTCTGTCCATCTTTCTTCTAGCACGTTGGCGTTCCATCCGAGCTTCAAACTCAGGACTACCTACAGGCTTGTTCTTCTGCTTCGGTCTATCTTTTGGATTCTTGTACGGCATTATGTTTTCTCCTTAAGACGAATTACACGGCATTTATCACGTTTGTCCCCTAGATAATATATCTTACCATCTGATTCAAGTTGAGCGGGCCTAGCGGTAATGCTGCTATAAGGGAGGTGGGGGTAAATAGCGCGTATTTCTTTTGTGGTGATGCCCCGATCCCCCGCTTTGACAACTTCGCTATAAACCAAGGCTAGCATTTTCCCGCTAGAAACTTCTTCTGCTGCGTCTATGCTAGTCTCAGGAGCGTCTGTACGATGTAGCTTATAGACAGGGGTATCGCTAAATGTGTATTCCGTCATTACTTTTTCTCCTATTACCTCTTACCGTTATGTGGGCACTCTAGTACCACGCACCATGCGCGGCAAAGCCCTGTGGGTTTAGCATTCCAAGTATCTACCTCAAATGCTTTCTCTAGCTTGCCGTACTCGCCAAGCCATTTCTTCCATAAGTCTGGTTCGTTCTCGATAGTGTACGTCTCTTTGATAAACGCGTTACATACCACGAAGAGCAGGCCGCCCTTCACTACTTTTATCTCAGGGAAGTGCTTGAACGTAGCTAACGCCATCAGTTCGAGCTGCCCCTTGTCTGCATACTTCGCAGACTTACCGGTCTTATAGTCAAACACCTTAGCTACACCGGCTTCTCTATCTAGTATCGTAAGGTCGGAAACACCCCTGAACCATACGTTATCAGCAAAGAATCCGCAGGGTTCAAGGTTCTCAGTCAGCCCCATCTTATACTCGCAGAGCTTCTCGCCTTTCATGTTTTTAAGTCTATCTAGCGCGGTTAGCGCGTAGTCAAACCTTGGGTCTAGCTTTTCTACATCGCCTCTGACATACACCTCGGCAGCTTCATGGAACTCGTTACCGTACAGTATGGCTTCGGTATTAAAGTCTTCTTTGTAGTCCTTCAGTACCTTGGTGTGGTAATACTTTTTGGGGCATTGATCGAACGTCTTTATGCTGCTAAATGACCATGTGGGTTTACCCATTCAGTACATTCTCCGTAGTTCTTTCCAGTTTCCACGTCACCACGCACCGGAAGGCCCTGTGCCCAATCGGGTGTGTGTCGCATACATTCGTCAACATAAGCCGCAGCCTCGTCAACTTCGCTATCTGGAACACAGCATACCACAGAGTCATGTACAGTAAGAAGTATAGGATACCTTTTTGAAATCAATAACATCTGGTCTGTCATTACACATCTTGCGATGCCTTGGCAGACGTTTTCTATCACCTTACCGCCGTAGATATTTACTCTACCCCTACGTGTTTTGTACGAAAATTGTACGCCCATCTCACCATCCTCGGCTTTCAGGTCGTCGTAGCGCATAATGAGTCCAGAGGGCAGACGTATACCATTAACTTCTGGTAACACCTTTAGCACCCCAGCTTTACCTACACCGTACCGTTCACCTTGGTACATCCCCATCAGAGCGTTTTGTGCGTCTCGCCATAACTGAGATATGCCTCCATTCGCACTGCGGTACACCCGTATAATGCGCTTACATTCTTCCTCGTCTATCTTAGTCACCTCGACACCCATACCCTTTAACTGGTCGCGGAACTTAGCGGCACCCATACCGTAGCCCGCACCTAGAATAGTAGTCTTGCCGATGAAGCGTTCGGCGGGTGTTATGTCTTCTTCTTTCTTATTATAGATAGTAGCCGCCATCTTCTTGTACACGTCTTCGCCTTTCTCGAACGCTCTAACTAGGTCAACTTGTCCTGCTAACCAAGCTAACACCCGGGCCTCTATCTGCGCAGAGTCAGCCTCGATCAAGGTGTAGCCTTTAGGGGCGCAAATACATGCTTTCAATACCTTTGCATTTGGCCCACGTGAGGGTAGGTTTTGTAGGTTTATCTTATCAGACCCGCCAAACCTTCCTGTGTGTGCGGCATAGTATCGGATAGGCACGGGCAGCGTGCCCCGAATACCAATGTCGATAAACCTCTCGGTGCGTGTCTCTTCTAGTGTGCTCTTCAAACCTATTCTTGCAGCTACTAGGGCTTGTACTCGCGCATCGTCATGCTCCTGTAGGGCTTTGAA